GACAACCAGATCAACACTATCATCATCGAGAGTGCTGAGGTATTCGAGACAATCTTTGTTTTCAATCATACTTCTTTCATCCATGAGAAATCTTTAGGGAAACCGTCGAGACAGAATGTACCAGAGTTTACAGTCTTACCACCGTGTTGATTATAGATCCAATTACCTTTTTCATCCTGAACTTCAACAGCAGCAGTGACAGTTTGCTTGTCTGCTTCATAGAATTCTACACGATCAGGGAAAACACAAACAAACACCATGTCATCATAGTCTTGACCAGGACGAATCTGCTGCCAACGAAAATGTGTGCCAGTGCCCCACAAGAAAGAACCTTTGATCTCTTTCTTGCGACTGTTGCAAATACGGTCATGATTAGAGTTGTTAGGTTTCTCAACCTTACAACCTTTGCCAGTCATGTACTCTTCATACAGCAACTCAAAGAACTTACCTTTCTTCTTAGAAGACAAAGACTTGAACTGTTGGAAAGCAGAATTAGCATAGGGATCGACTGCCTGCTCCATCAGGATGCTCTCATGGGTGCTGGACTTGAGGTAGTCTTGAGCGGTCAGCATGGGTGCGTTGCTTTGATACAGATAGTATGGCATGAAAAAGGGGTGCCGTCAAGCACCCCAACCAGTTTGCAAACTGTCCTAGATCCAGTTGAGATTTAGAACAACTCTGCGATTATCATTTGTTGTTGACACTCCACGATGATACATTGTTGATGGAAATGTCACTAACCTGTTCTCTACTGTCTCTACAATCTCACCATTCTCAAACTCTGTGTATCCATTGTTTGTATTGAAATAAAAGATAGATGTGTTGGTGATACCAGTGTTAGTAACTTTCTCCCACGGTGTACCATCCAAATCAACATGAAATGATGTCTTGCTATGTTCTTTCGTGCCTCCACGACAATTTAGTTTACATCTCAATGGTACAAGCACATTTAGTCCTCCCAAAATAGGATAGACCATAGGAAAGAACTCATCAACATGCTGTGATTGTGTATCATACAACATGTGTGTGAACTGATGCAGCGTTGGGTTGTCAAGTTCGTTGCGATCAACAACAGCATTCATGAAATACCATGGAAACTTCTCAGCAAAGAAGAAATCCTTCATTTGCTGATATATTTCGGGTTTCAAAAAGTTATCTCTGATATCAATCACTGAAAATAGGAATGATGTTAGTCTTAGCGTGTTGCGTTTTGTTTATGTGCTGTTCCCACAGAGCGGCATCTTCCAAATTGTAAAAGATCGCTTCTTGGCGGGAAGTGCCTTTCTTCTTGTTCTTCATCCACACAACTGCGTACTTCATGCCAAAATTCAGGGTAAACGACAATGTTAACATAGTGACGACCCCACCGTGAGTTTGCACTCGTGGGCAGTGGGATGTCTTTGAAACAAATAGTGATGTAATACTCACTAATGAAAGAAATATAACCTGTTACATGCCCATAGGTAACAGGTTGTAGCAATTCAAAATCAATCGACTTCATCGAATGCTTTGCGGTTTTGGTTTGCTGGATTAGGCAACCTAAACATTTGCTTTAGATCATTTAGTTCATTGATTTGCTTCTGCAAATTATCAATCTGTGCTTGCAATATTGCAGCGTTGTGATCATTGTTTTCCTGCAACATCAAGAAATTCTTGATTGTATCTTTGAATTCCTGCTCAGTCATGGTAATCAGTATCTCTCTGGTAATTTAGCACGGATGTCGCCAAAGTCAATAGGGCGATTACCCATCATAAGATCATAAAGTTCTCTTGCCTTGACATACTCTTTCTGATGATATTGTATCACATCATCGATGCAAGATAGCATCTCTTCATACGTTTGTCTGCTTGATACTTTGTCATCCTGGAGGTAATCGTCGATAGCATCTTGCATACGACATTTGCGTTGCTCTTCATAAGTCTTTTGCGAAAGATTGGTTGGATCTACAATACCAGGGCGGCAGTCAGTTGTCACGAATTGAACTCCTCATTACGGCGTTTGTCAAGATAAGCAATAATTTCACCACGCCATTCTAACAGTTCATGATAGCATTGCTGATCATGTGCATCTTGGCGCAACTCATGGTCTGGTTTCAATACACTCTCGTAAAAGATGTAAAATGCATCTTTACGTTTTTCGTGCTTTGTGGTGTTGTTCCAGTCCATGTAATCCTCGTTTGGTCCTATGTATTTTAGACGAGTGTGTCAGAAAATCAGTATAATATCAGACTTTCTTCACATTTCAGGTCCCCAACCATCATTTTCAGGGACACAATCATCATCGTCCACTTGATCGACAGAATGAATATCGCATACTGGCACTTCATGCTCACCACCAATAATGTACCAGTGCATCATCTGTCCATGATACTCAGGATGTGCTTGATACTCAGTGGTATACTCTCGCTCGCCACAATACATGATCTCACTTTCTGGAATATCATGATCTCGTAGCATTGCTTGCAACTGCAAGTGTAGTAATTCTGGTTGTGTAGGTACTTTCATTAGATCTCCATATTCAAGCATAGTGTCCTACTGGTGCTCTGCTACCCTAGCACGGGCGTCAACCCATGTCAAGAGGGTTCTGCTACTGCATCGTCGTTGACATATGCTATAACGCCTGTGGGGGTCACTACATATGCTGGAATGTGATGATCAGCATCAGGTAAGTTCTGTGCTTGTGGGAACCAATCAAAGCAAGCATCTACTGCTTCGACCTTTGTGCCAAACTCATAATAGATTACTTCCAATTCAAAGATTCTATCAATCTCTGCCTCAGGAATAATCCAGTTAGCATAGTCAGCATCAATTCTGTCCTCATAGTATGCATAGACAGTTGCTTTCTTAGTAGCATCAAATGTATGATACTTTGAATTATCAATGACAAGAATATACTTATCTGTTGCTGCAGCATACTTTTGAACTAGTTCAAAAGGACGCATTGGGTTTTTAGAAATTAGTGGCATGTCAAATATCTCCGCTCTCTACCATTTCATTGTGTAGCATGTCAAGAATGTTATCAAGTGATTGGTCACCAGTTCTTGGTTTACGGATGTAAGTAACTGGTTGATCATCAACTTGTCTAGTTGCGACAGCAACAGAGATGTAAGATACAATACGATCAACGTATTTCTTATACATCATATTACCGCACTTGTAAAAATGTTCCGTTTCATTTGTAAGATACTCACCAGTATCCTCTTGTGCAGCGTATTTTGTTGGTGTAATTGGGAATACAATCTGATCAGGTGGCACTGAACCTTGCTCTTGTGGGATGTCTCTCAGTTTCTGACGATAAACTTTCCATTGTTCTTTCTCTGCATCAGAAATAGGAGAATCTGGCATCACTGTATAATCAGAATCCATGAGCAAGAACTTTCTAACCATCAACAACTTAGACATGTTGATATGATTAGTTCTAGCAAATTCTGCTGCTAGTGCAGTCTCAAGATCATGCTCTTGCTTCTCTCTGTATAAAGTATACAGTTCTTCTAGTTTTTCATATAATGCATCAACCTCAGCAGCAGGCATCTGTGTGTGATCAAACTGATAAGAAACCCACTTATATTGTCCAGTCTTTTGGTTTCTCACATACTTGTTCTTATTCATGTGAGTAGAACCATCTTTCATTCTTACGAATGTTTCTAGTCTATCTCTATCACTATCCCATACAGGATATAAGATAGGAACAAAATTATCTGACCAAAAAGTTTCATCAAATGTTTTATAGACACCATTGATCTGCATGGTTCTATTCAAACAATTCAAATATAATGCTGTATGAAGAGGTGATGCTAATTCCATGAGGTTATGCGAATTGGGTTATCCAACCAGTCAAAATGTATTTATCTTGTGAGAACACAGTATTGCCTCTATGAACATGTGTCATGCCTGCTGGCCAGATAACTACACGACCTTTCTTTGGTTTTATTCTTTTCTTTTGATACAAAAACTCTGTTTCTGCTTCGCCATCTGGCATATCATTGAGGTAGATCATCCATGCCAGTTCTCTGTTAGTAACATGAAACGAAGAACTTTCGTAATGCCAGTGATGATAACCACCACCTGGACCAGTCTTCTGAAATTTGATAAACCCAGTAGATAGTTTTACACCTTTCAATTGATTATATTGTTCCATGTAATGACCAAGACAGCATTTCAAATAATCTACAGTATCTCTTGACAATTTACTATCGAAGTCAGAGAATACCATTTGAAAGTCACTTCTTCCCAACTTCTTGTCAGGAAACTGCTTGCTACCATGGTCAGTCTCTTGACCCATGTGGATTGATTGACTCCACATTTGCTCACCCTTCTCGATTACATAATCGCAGAGTTTTGCTGGATAGAAACTGTCCCATACACCAATAAATTGGTCAAAGTCACCCACCATCTTATCGATGGGGTAGATATAATTTTGCGACATATTATACTGCTTTTATCAAATATTTGACTCTGTGATATTTAGTGATTAGTGGAATATCGTTTTCTGGTCTGACTTCTGCTCTAGTAGTAACAGGAGTAGAAGAACTCATTGTAAAAACACCATCAGATAGTGCTAGTGCAGCATCTTGTGCAGTAACACGTCTTCTTACTTCATTGATACCAACATCACTACCAACTTCAGCACCACCATTTACGTTACCTGGAATTGTAGCACCTTCTGTTGCAGTAAACACATTTGATGTTACTTCTCCATAGAATAACGTAATACCAGCAAGACCATATTGATCCTTAGGTCCAACAGCATTATCACCACCTGCTACTCTATCTTGTCTGAGGAATAAAGTAACACCTGATTCTCTTGCTTGAGATTCTGGTGGAAGATTGATATCAATATCCTGCCAATCTGGGTTATTATTTGTAGCAGCCATGACTTGATCTAGCAATTGAGTATTGGTAGATCCTTGACGTTGATAATATACCATCAAATCTTCTTCTGGATCATCACCACCATTCTGACCACTGCCACGTTTTACAGTAAATCTAATTCTCTCTACGTTTGATAAATTAAAAGTTCCAACCTCTAGTGATCGAATACCATTTTCTCCCATTCCAGTAAATTCAATATACTTCTGAACTTTAGAATCAATAGCTCCAACATTAGTTAGTGCAAAACCACCACTGTCGCCAGTACCAGTTCCCGCATCTCTTTGCTTGATCAAATCATCATTAGATGACTGCCAAACATCACCAGTAAATCCTGCGCCAGTTGGTATGCCATTTTCATCACACAACCAATACTTACCAGTTGGAACACTAGGATCACCTTCATTTACTTCACCTTCACCACGACCAGTATATGAAACTACAATCTGACCCTGTTCACCATTGCCACCAGGAGATTGTAACTGAATAACGCATGAAGGATAAACTCCATTAGTTTCAAATGATAGTGAAGCACCTGAACCACCGCCACCACCTGGACGATCATAAAATAGTTCAGTCTGAGAGAACGAGATTTGAACCCAACCATCACTGTTTTGACCAGCTCCACCGTTAGATGAAGACATACTCAACCAATAATCGCTCCTATATGCTGATCTACCTCTTCTACCACCAGATCCACCACCGTTACCATTGTGTCCAACACCAGCAACGCCACCAGAACCGCCATTATTTTGGTTGACAATACCAGCGCCAGCACCGCCGCCGCCTCCACCACCAGCAGTACAACCACCAGATGTTCCATTAGTACCATCACTAAAGTCAATCGGTGAAGTATTGATAAGACCGCCAGATTCATTCAAACCACCAGAACCAGCATAGCAACCATCAGTAGTTCCACCACCGTTGAAACCACCACCTGATCCACCGCCGCCACCGCCGCCGCCAGCACCAGCAATTGCGTTACCACCTAGGTAGATAGCAGTACAACCGCCTCCAGCACCACCAGTAGCACCGTTACCCCATGCACCAGTAGCACCACGACCACCTTGTGCAGCACCGCCGCCACCATATGCAGGACCAGCTTCAGATCCAGTTCCAGTGTTACCATCTTTATTGTTGAAACCTTGCTGACCAGCTCGACCAATAATCCAAGATAGAGTACCACCATTAGCACTCAATGTACCTGTCAATAACTTACCAGAACTACCATTACCACCAACGGCACCACCTCCACAACCAGAGTTAGCATTGGGGTTGCCACGACCGCCACCACCACCAGACATTTGAATGTTGTAAATTCTAGATGTTACGTTACCACTTGGAGCAGGAATATTATACGAACCATCATTGCCGAAATAACCAACGTTACCATTTGTAGTTTCTTCTCTAGCAGAAGATGATCCTGATCCACCAGCACCATCGGAACCAGGCTGTCCTCCACCAGAAGCTGCAGAACCAGAATTATATGGACCAGCAGCAGGAGAATCGTCTCCATCTTCTCCGTTGTTTACACTCCAGTCAAATCTAGGATCATTGAACAGTGTTGCAGGAATTTGATATGTTCCTCCACTACCACCAGATCCACCACTATTACCTGCTTGTCCGCCATCACCGCCACGAGCAATGATAGTATATGAAACACCATCAACAGTCATAGTCAGTCTTGCTTCGCCACCATCAGCACCACCACTGCTAGAGGTTCCACCACCTCCACCTGGAGCAGTTAGTTCTCCACGCATACCAAACAGTGTTACACCCGAAGGTGCAGAGATATTATCAGAACCAGCAGAGTTTAAACTATCTGACTGAATGGTCTGCAAGTTACCTGGAATCTCAAACTCATCAATCTTTCCACCAACTTTAGTGCTATTCTCTACAATATATGCCCTGGGTTGTGGGGTTGATGTTACTTCTGCAAAGAATCCATTTGCAAGTTTACCAACAATAAAACCACCAGCAGGTGATGATCCTGGTGTACCATTATCTGTGTTTATAGTAAATTGATCTAGAGTGAGTCCTTCAGTTCTCACTTCAAAGTTTCCATTATATTCGGTTGGTGTTGCACCTTGAATAGTAACAATATTACCCGCTTCTAATCCATGTGCTCCATCAGATGATACAGTAATAACACCACCACTAAGTGTCATAGTGGTAATATTGAATGTTGCTGCTTCTGAAATTTTATATAATGGGATATTATCAGGAGTAACAGAATCAATATCACCAATACCAGAACTATTACCATAGGTTGCAGCAGTTGCATTCTGCAATCTAGTGCCAAGCAAACCATGAGAGTGACCTAATGGATCACCACCTGCGGGTTCAAACAAACTAATGTTTGCTCTACTAGTAATATATGTAACAGCAAATTTATCTACTTCAGAGTTTCCTCTCTGTACAATTCTTGCCTCATCTGCTTCAGCGGAAAGAATTCTATGACCATGTTCTGGTGGGAAAGATAGTGGAATATCTACAAGAGGTCCAATAGTATAATCAACATAACCACTTGCAGTTGCTCTAACATCTGCAATAGTGTTAGTATATCCAGTCGTTTTTACATCACCAACTGAGAAAAACTCACCACTATCTACAAGAGTATCTTTTGAAATATACCATCTACCACCAGTCTGTCCGACAAAATTGACCAGTGCATTTTCAACTGTTGCTGTACCACTTCCATCAACTGGACCAAATCCAACAATCTTACGATCTCTATAATCTGGTAACTTGAATGTACCAATGTTGAATGGGTAGTCAGTAAATGCAAATCCTTTGCCAACACTAACTCTAGGAACTGTTCCATTGATAGAAACATCAATCAACCAAGTGCTAGTATCGATTCCTGATAAATCAACTTCATATCCAACAGGAAATACTACTTTGTAGATATAATAATCAGTACCAACAAAAGTATATAAAGCTGGAGGTATTCCTTCAGTTTCGCCATCCAATCCATAGAATACATCTGGTTGAATAACTCCTGCAGGAAATGGACCTAATCCAGTATCACTGAAGAATCTAATATTTGATCCATCTGGATATGGTTTAGGAGTAACTCCCATAATACCAGTATCCTTATAAAAAGCAAAGAATAACTCATTAGTTCCATCAATTGGTGTGATGAAACTCTTTGCTAGAAATCCTGGAGTATTCCTTACGGAAGTTTCTTGTCTAGTAGATCCTCCATACTCATTTCCAATGATATTGAATAGTGAAGGATATTCTCTGATTCTCAGTTCACTACCATCGCAATAGAGATATCCTTCGTATGAATAATGCGGATCTTGTGAATCAGTAACGAAAAACTCGTCTGCAAATACAGGCAACACAGATCCAATAGGAGCATAAGTTTTTTTCTGCTCTGGATAGTAGTTCGCAAATTTTTGTCTGTAGACTGCCATTTTAGTATTTGATCAGAAATTCTTGAACAAGATAAGGTTGAATGTATTGGTCCGCTTTATTCTCTGGATTTACTGTAATTCTAATCGTAGAAACAATTTCAGATGCAGGGATAAAAGTAGGACTCGTAGTCACTTTATATGTATGGGCTTGTTGCTCATATAAAATTTCATGTCTATGAGTAGCATCATTACCATATTCTTCAACAAAATTGATTACATTGTTGATAGCACCAAATGCTTCAATATCAGGAACTGTATCAAAGGGAACTTGAGTATCTGAATAGTTACCAGGAACTTTTACAGCACCATCTTTATCATTACATTCAATAGGTCCAATAGAACAAGGTTGATTTACTTTACATCCCATATCACCTTGATATTCAACGCCATCATCAACACCACAAGTAAACGAATCTCCACCCCAAACAGCAAAACCTTGCTGACTTCCACCCTGAGCACAACCAAATGTTCCTTGACCAGGAACATTATTTGGCATCAAACATTCGTTAGAAGAAACAAAGTTACAACCTGACCAGCAAGCACCATAATATTCTCTCTCATCCGCCTGTCCCAAAAACTGACAGTCACCACTGTTTAGTCTCTCAACATCTGCTGCTTTCAATCTACTAGCATATGCTTGACATAGTGGTTGGAATGTATTATTTGCCCAAGGCATAATACACAAACTGGATTTTGATTTATATGAATTTCTACCAAACGTAGCAAATTCACTAGTAGGAGAAGCAACACGAGTTCTTTTACCATCATGGAAGTGACCATGAGGTTGCCATGCTGTTGCTAGAATATCACTTTCTTCCGTAAAGTTACCAACATTTCTAGTAAATCCTGGTTCTCCAGTAATATCAAGTTCTTGTGATGGTAGGAAGAAGTTACCTTGATATTGAATCTCGTATACTGTACCAATGTTGGAGTTTACTTCCATACCAACACCAGATTTAGAAATAGTTCTATCTGAATCATCCAGAAGATAAGTATCTAGATAGTCACCAAGGTTAGATCCATTTGAAGCATTGATAGACTTTGATCCAAAATCAGGAAGTTGGAATTGATTGTCCAACAACTGAGTATCTGGTTTTTTATATCTGCTAGAATCTCCAACTCCAAGAACTTCTGCCAACTCAGGGAATACTTCTGCTTGATAGACAGAACCATCACATCTCAAATAACCAGCAGGAAGTTTCTCTAATGTAGTTGTATCTTCGGGATCAGCACTTGGTATCTCGCGAGACCAATTGATAATAGATCCCGTAAGTGTTCCAATCTTTGATTTTTCTCTCTGATAAAATACTGCCATATTAGAATGCCCTGATAATCATCAAAGTAACCAAAGAGGGTGTATTTGGATTGATTTCTACGCTCAAACCCCTATCAACACTGATAGGTTCGACATTACCCGTGGTCATATTATTTATGAGCAATGTGCCAGGTAAACTCATCTGACCATTAGTCATGGTAACATCAATCGTGAAGTGATTATGAGATCCCAATGATGATGAAGCAAATGTATCATTAGGGTGATTCAATGTAACAGGATAAGTTTTTGTATTATCTTGTCCTCTAGCTGCAGAAACATCAGTAGTGTCATAATGGTTTATCTGACCTTGATAATTTCCTGGAGGAGGATATGGACCAGAAACAGCAGGTTGTTGAACGTTTACGATACAAGAGTTGTCATCCTCATATTCATTTGTATAAGCATACTGAGAAACAACACGATCCACTGATGGAATAGCAGGAACTGCATTTGGTGCAGTAGTATAATCTTTGAAACTATCTAAAGTTGGAAGCGTAACAGATGCATCATCATATACTGTCCAAAAAATATCACCTGGATTGAATCTATCAGCAATTGTTTCTGCTGGGTTGTGTCCATCAGAAGCACCAGTAGTATATTCTGTATTTGAAACTTCAAATACACCTGCTTCAAACATACCAATATATGTACCACCAGTTTCCACAGATGGATAAACTCCATCTGCTGGTCGTGGGTGTGTATGTGCTGGTGTATGTTCCACACCCAATTTTCTAGGAATAACTCTAATGTTATCAAAGTATGCTGGAGGATCTAGTGCAATACCTTTGATCTTACCAGAAAGTTGGGAAGTATTGTCTACACTAAATTCAATATCAACATAAGATACAATGTTTGTCAATGGTTGAGCTTCAGAGTCTTGACCATTTTCAGAAACATATTCTCCAACACGTACCAAATCTTCAGCAGCAAGTCTTTGACCTTCCAAGTCAATCATACTAACACCATTTAGTGTTGGTAGATTAAATACATCACTATCATTGTACTCAGGATAATTATTTGAAATTCCAATGAAAGGTTGCCCTGCTTCAGAGAAGGGACCATACTGATTTTTTAAAATTTGTGCTAGAAGTGGATACTCGCTAGCTTTTAGTTGTTGCCCTCTGCAAACTAACCACCCTACGGGGATCCCAGTCTCAGAGAGACCCCCCGTAGATGAACTACCCGTATAGGGCATGATAGTACCAATAGGGGCGTTTTTAGACGCCCTGATTCTATTGTAACTTGCCATTTATTAGACCTCCATTAGCCACCAACCCTGGACTGAGGTTGGAATACCCGTTTGATTATTACTATCAGTTGAACCCAAGTAAACCAATCCAAACGCTGCATTTGGTGTTTGTACAACTAGTTCTCCTGAAGGATATGTAGTCAATCTACCACCGAGTAGTGTGCCTTGAGCATCTCCCTGAATCGTAGTTCCAGAAGTTTCTGGAGTTCTAACTACGAGAGATGTATCATATCTGAGATTACCGCCAACTTCGATGATTCTAATAACATCACCAGTTTGTGCAGTTTCAGGAAGTGTAACAATAAGAGTTTGTGCTGCCTGAACATTTACCATGTAGATAATGTTTGACTTCAAGTTCAACTCTTCTTCAGTAGAAGCAGCAGAGATGTATCTGGTGTGTCTACCACCTGTAGTAGTATAGAAATTAGTAAATCCAAATGCATCGATCGATTGATCTTGCTTGACAGTAAAGTCATTAGCACCATTAGGTCCAAGATTACCAATTCTAAATGGTTCACTAGTTGGTGATGGTGTTGCTGCTGCTACACCAGTAATATTCAATGTTGTTTGAACCGTGGCATTACCAAAGTTATCAACAGAGAATGTTGGAGTATCATCATCAGGGTTGAAGAGAACGTTCTCTGGGCAAGAAGTGCCGAAGAGATAGAAGTCACCTCTACCAATAATACCAGCATTCCACTGAATTAGACCTTGGTGATCAGCGTGACCATCATCATTGAATACTCTAAAGATGGTAGACTCACCAACACTATCCTTGATGTGTAGGTTACCGCCAATCATTTCAAAGTCATTAGCAAGGTAGAAATTACCTCTTCTGAATGGAATAGCACCATCACGTTGCTGCTCATTCATCACTGCCTTGTGCTTAGTGCCTTCTAGGCGAGCGACAAGACGCATAATACCAGGAGTCTTAGCATAATTACCAGTTGTTGGTAGATTATCAAAGTCCAACCACTGGTTGTAATCTAGTTTTGTTTGAGCAATATATCCTTTATCAAGAATAACAGAGATATACTCAGTGCTTACACCAGACTGAACTCTGGTTCTAACTTCGATATCAAGAATATTACCATATTCAGAATGTCTAATAACTCTTCTTACGAGATCGCCAATTGTAAATTCAGCAGTCTCAGGTGGTTCGTTACCACTACCAAACATTCCAGTTTCGTCAGAAGTAGCAATATAATCTGCAACAAGTGTTGGGGTTGCAGTGTCAATAACGTCAACGATTAGTAGGACATTGACAAAACCAGAACTACCGAACGAAGATGTAGAACCAGTAACAATATAATCGCCTACCTGGAACTTACCATCATTGACTCCAAGTCCCTGAACTGGGATTTGATATCTACTGGTGGTGCTACCAGTTTGTACAGCAGCACGAATGGTTGTAGAAGGTCCACCATCATTGATAACTGCAGGATCTTCCTGATAACTGACAACAATAGGATGATTTTGTGTGCCAAGATTTTGCTTGACTAGATTGATCCATTGATCGCGATCAGAGGTAGAAGGTTGAGAATCGCGAGCGAACTCAATCTCCATTCTACCAATCCAGTTACCTAGGGTAGTAGTACCTGTGCAGGTATCTGTCTGCCATACTGGTTGATCTTCTTGTCCAGCGTTGATGATAAACTTCTCGTTTCTTTCAGCAACAAATTGAATACCAGATACAATCTGACCACCGCCAATAACCTCAGACAACCAGAGTTCATTAGAATCTGGAACAATACGCTCAATATAAGTGTCTTGAACGATAGTAATTGGTGCTTCGTTAGTAATAACTTGGATGTAATCACCAACTTGAATATCCGCAAGAGTTGCATTAGGAGTTGTGATAATAAGATTAGTAATCTTATTGGTATTTGCCTGGGTGCTACCAGTAAATTCAACCTGATTGACTGTTCCACAACCACCCTTGATTGTTAGAGTGTTGTTGATTTCAGTTGTTCCACCAATTGTAATGTCTCCAGTTACAGAGTCAACAACAAATACCTCAGTCTCAGGATCACCACAGTCAGTAATTACGAATCTCTGGACATTTTGCTCTCTTGGATCACCAACCTTGATAACTTCACCCTGGTTGAAGATTCCGTCTCCATTGGTATCCTCACGATCAAGAATAACATAATCAACGTTAGGAACCAGTGCTCCACCAAACTCAGAGAGATAAATTGGAGCAGGATCAGTAGAAGCATCAACATCTTGCTCCAACCATGTAGCATCAAACTGAATGTTGACCTTATAGATTGGAGTTCTATCTGGGTGTGTGTCTAGAACAGCGGTGAAAGTACCAATGCTAGGTGGTTGACGGCGAACCTTGATATAATATGGAGCGATAGTAGTTCTTGTTAGTTCTACAATCTGAACAATTTCAGGATGGGTGCTTACGCCAACACCGCTATTGATAATGATAAAGTCATTCTCTGCGTAATACTGACCACCCTGAGCATCCAGAGGTGCTCTTAGTAGTGGAATGTAATACTCATCACCAGATAGTGCAGGTAGATCCTGAGGTTCAATAACAGGTGTACCACCTAGGTTTGCTCTTGGTGCCTGGAATCCAGCACCACCCCATGCACCGTTACCTGCGGTATCAACTTCGTTATAACCAGCTTCGGCACTAGTAAGAACTTTGACATTGATAATATCGACGTTCTTATTGAATTGAGTATCACTAATAATACCGTCTTCATGAGAAGCGACAGCAGATCCCAACTGTCCTCTAGCACCATCAAATGCGAAGGAAGCAATACCACCACAGATCTTGACATCTCCCTTGAATTCGGCAGATGCAATAACTTCTAGTTGGTTATTGATAGTAGTTGTACCACCCTGACCTGCAATGTTGATCTCGGAAGCATTTAGACCAAAGTTGATAACAGAAGCAGAACCAGAGTTAGAGAAGAAGTCAACCTGACCAGCGGTAGTAGATAGTGTTACCGTGTCATTGATAGTTCTTCTTGCACCTAACTGGAAGTCACCATCAACCTTGAAGGACTTAGTTTTGATTCTAGTAAAGGATAGAGACTCACTGCTGCTATATGCACCACCAATCTCAACCTTACTGATTGTCAGTGCATTATCACTAGGTCTATCATCAGGAGTTACACCCAAGAAGACATTACTGTGCAGTGAAGTTTGACCAATTCTGATAAACTGATCTGCAGTAGTATCATTGCCAAGAGTAATAATCTCAGCAAGATTAGCAATATTTGCTTGAGATGTTACATAGTTGGCAATATTGATAATGCCAGTAAAGTTAGTGTCATTGACAAAATTGAACGTTCCGACAGTCTCAGAAGTTCTGATTTCAGCAACAGATCCATCACCATTGATTTCAATGTCACGCTCAAAGCGTACATCTTCAGTGAATCTAGCATCGCCACGAACAACTAGTGCTCTGTCAAGTTCAGCATCAGTTACGTTGATACCAACCTTATTCTCATTGTTGCCTCTACCAGACTCAGTAATTGCTACAGTCTCAGTAGAAACACGTAGAGCAGCACGAACCTGATCAATTACGTTGCTATTTGGAGATGCTTCATCTTCCCAACCAACGACAAGTGCATCAGAGATTCTATTTCTCTCACGAGCATTATAGTTATCTTCAGACAACCAATCGCTCATCTTGCGACCGCTGATGTATGCATTACCAACGATATCAAGGTTTGCACGAGGATCAGTGTTGAGAGACTCAACAAATCCGTTTAGATATGCCTCGTGATTTGCTCTTGCAACAGTGTTGATACCAAGTTTGAAATCGCCATAGGTTTCAGTCTCAGTTCTCAGTGCTTCACCACCGATGATCATTGTCTCCTTCCAGTTGGAGTTGGAGGAAGAAACCTTAGCGTTTGGTGATGGGTTGTTTGGATCATTTACGAAAGTAGTCCAGTTAGTACCACCAAATGCGGGGATTGGGCTACCAGTTCTCGATGTAATCAAGAAGTAAACAACGTTGCTGGCAGGATTGTAAGGATATTCAGTAGTTGAAAGTACCTTCCAAGTTCCATTAAGAGCATTGCTATAATTGATGTTCTCTAGTTTGATCTCAGAAGTCGATTTGATTCCGAGGGAAGAGACAGAAACAGCATCTGAGTTAGCATCGATGAAAGTAAGAATACCAATGTTAGTATTCTGATCAACTCTGACTTCAATAGAAGCAATCTTTCTTGCTGGATCAGTTGGATCAGAAGGAATCTGATTGAAGATATTAGCGAAGACCCAACCAAGTGAACCATTCTTATTGATCGATCCACCCTTGAGTAGGATGTCTCCAGTATCAGGTAGAACGTTGGTGTAAGATACAGTTTGTGCTACATTGAGTTTTGATCCACCAGCAGAAACCAAACCATCTTGGTTTGGAGTTAGGTTGGAAGCAACACCACCAGGAGCATGTGTCTGAATCTTATAACCTTGTCCAATACCACCGCGTGGGTTGAATGCAAAGATTGCAGAATCAATGCGGTTCTTACCAATTCTGATATCACCAGCATTATCACCAAAGTTGTTGAGTGGGAATAGATCACGATCTAGACCCTCAGAGTCTTGAGGGTTGCCCTTATAGTCAACACTATGAACAAACGATTTGATGATCAGAGGTACACCCTGATTCTGCATCTGTGATGGTGGAATTGGACCATCAGCACAGGTGATAGTAATTGGTGAATTGAAGTTAGAAACCAAAGTACCATCATCACCACCAACAATAGTGATGTTCTGATTGAATGTAACTGGTGTCTCGAATGATGTAACGAGTTGTCCGATTACATCATCCTCATCTCCATCGTCGGCAAGAAGTGCTCTATCAATGAAGGTTTCTTCACCAGTGATAGCGTTGATTCTTCTATTACCAATGTAAAGGTCACCCTGTGAGTTGATACCAGTGTAGAAGACGATACCAGCGTCTTGCTTCTTCGACTGTGCGTAGAAGTCCTCGTCAGGTGTTAGGACAATCTCCTGACGTGCTGGGAGACCTGTAGAGTAGTTACCAGGACCGAAACCAAGGTATTCAAACGTGTGGTTACCAGCACGAGCGATAGATGGTCTACGGAGTTCAACGTAGTAACGCTGATCTGTCCAGACTCTGTTATCACCAGCAATAGGAATAACACGATCTTCAGAACCAGCAGATGCATTACCTTGCTGTGCTTCAATTACAGTCTTGAGATCTTGAGTATCAGTTGTATACTCGTTCTCAATAAATGCAGGTTGCTTGAGTAGATCAATAACAAGTTCTCTAGTTACAGAACCCTTGACATCATTGACAGTAACCTTACCATGAATGTAATTGTCAGCAGCAGAGTATGACTGAGGTGGATCAATCAACTGTGCATAGTAATCTTTCTCTTCGTTGCTTGTACCATCTTTCTTGAACCAAAGAGGATCGTTTCTGTAGTTCAGAGGATACAGTTTGCCAACTGGTTGTGAGAACTTGAACTTGCGGAAGTTGGTAGAAACACCAGCACCTTGTGGGAATGGAGAGATATTACCACGGAGAGCAGTTAGATAGTAGATACCATCTTGCTGACCAAAGATACGTTTCTGTAGCTCAGCACTATCGAAGATGTAGAAGGTGTCTTCAATAACACCAGTGTCCTCAACAGTTTCAACATAGTATTGGTTACCAGCACTGTCCTGAATAGTATCACCAGGAGTAATGGTGTAAACATTGGAACCGTTTTGCTTGTAATAATACTCAGGATAATTTTTCTTGATATGAGTTTTCAGAGGTAGGGATTTGCCCATATCCTGATCCTCAAGCATATCGGCAAATACCGCACCCTGTTGGAATCTTGTAGACTGGAACTCACTATACTCTAGGGAAGCAGATCCCTTAGCACCACTAATACCCTTGATGATTAGGTAGTGATCGCCACCAACATTATAGTATCCATGAATATATGCAGTACCAGAAGAATTACCAGAGAATCCAATAGTGTTAGTAGAAATACTCTGAGTCTTATTGGTAACAAATGTACCACCCTGAGGTGCAGTAATCTTGACAGTTGTGAAGATTTCGTTTCTTAGACCAGAGAAGTTGACAGTATCAACAGTGTGGTCGAAGACCGTCAGTTCTAGATACTGAATGTTTTCATCTAGTCTATCTGTGATGTAACGACCAGACTGGATGGTTGCCTGGATACCAGAGGTAAATCTAGCATAGATTGGTGCATTATATGGATCATAACCATCTTCAGCTGGAGTTAGGTTATTTGCTCTTAGTTGCTCGATAGTATCACCAATGTACTCAGTTCCACCAGGAACAGCGAAACGGGCACCATATACATTACCAGATACAGGCTTGAGTAGAATCTTCTGAGGTACTAACTTACGAGTGTCGTCAGTTCTTGTCTTGAGAACAAATCCATTGATAGGATCTCTTGCGTTCTCAATGTACTTAGGAATGACATAACGTAGTTTGTATGTTCTGTCATTTGCCTCACGAGTATCATTGACACGCTCATACCATGTATCAGTGGTAGAATCCTTACCCTGATAATCAGAAGATCCAAGTAGACTATAGATCTGCTTATCAATGACTGTTTGATCAGTCTCACCAGTAATATTATCTGCAGTCTGTAGATACCACTTACCAGTTGTAGTAACAGCATCAGTAAAGGTTGGATCGAAACGCATTGGGCTACGCTTCTTATTCATGAAGACTCTGAATCCTTTCTCACCTGGATTGAGTTTGATAGGATCTAGATTGTTTTGTGCATCAGATTGAGTCTTGTGGATAGTAAAGACTTTTGGTGAAACATAACGTACATAGAACTCTTTATTAGGATCGATGAAGTTAGCATTAGGAGCAGCAACAGCTGGATCACTCTGGAAGTCTTGTGCAAGAATTGGAGGAGTTGCACCACTTACACCACGGAAGAATACTGTTTGAGGAGTAGTTGATGCAGATGGAACATCAAAGAAGTGTGCAATATCAGTTTGAATACCACCATCGACGGAGGTATTAGTCTCAGCAATATAGGTAATAAGATCATACTTGTTATCAAGTACGAATTGGTACATATCGATCTCAACGTCTGGATCGATAACATCAACTTCAGAAGCGTAGATGTAAATACCTGCTGCTGCGTTCTCCTTAGAGGTTGCAAGCATCAGTTTAGTCTGATCTTGACCATTGAAGTATACGCTATTATTATACTCAACCCCACCCTCACGAGTGCTTCTACCAGGAGCAATTACATAGTAGGTTGTATTAGTGTCGAAACCGTTAGGTAGTCTTACAAGACGCTTATCAACATCAACAAACTTACCTGAGCTTCTATCGAAACGAGGACGTGGTACAAGTCTTACAGGTGTACCAGTTTCAAAGTCATGTGGATTAGGAGCACCAGATCCATCAATATCGATAGTCCAGATTGTTGCTCTCTGTGCAAGTAAGGCAGTGTTGAATGTTGGTTCAACACGATCTACAGTAGGAACAGTTACACCATTTACAATCTTGGTTAGACCAGTCTCAATAATGGTGGTGATGTTATCAGTAAGTTGAATAATTGCTGCAGCAGTAGAAGCACACTCACGTTGAGATGTAGATACTGTTGTATCAGCAATAACATCAGGATCTTCGCTTTCAGGTGCGACAGTTACAGTTTGTGGAAGTGTATCTGCCCAAGCACCCTCTTCAAGCATAAAGTGTAGATGTAAAGCACCACCAGCAGTGTAAGTGTCTGTAGCAACAACACTATTGCCAGTGTCTAGTCTAGAATCTTTGACTCCAAGTCTAATTGTAGTAGAGTCAATAATCTCTTTAACATATGTTTCAGCAGGAATTGTACTGGTTACCAAGTAGTTTGCCTTGGTAGCAGGATCTTTTGCTTCATCTTTGAGTAGACCAGGAGCACCATCAGCAGTTCTATATGCACTAGCAAGGTATTCCTCAACCCTCATACCAATCAGGATACCTGAAGTATCACCAACATCTACGATGTCAGATTGATCTACAGTTCCACAACCCCATGCAACGAAGTCAAAGTTACGCATTGCTGCGATTGCCATGCTTCCAACATAGTTCCAAGCATCAATAGTCTCTGCTTTCTCTCCATCAATATACTCAAGTTGAGCACCACCAGCAATTACAGAATCTGTAGTGGCACTTACAAATGTGTGTACAGTTTGTGGTAGATGTTTTACAGCATCATTAGCAGCAGTTACAAATGTGTGAGCAGAAGTATCAGAAGAAGTTCCTACGTTGACTGTAATCGTAGTCGCTGTAACTGCTTCAATTGCAATAGATCTGCCAGCGAAAGGATCTGTACCAGGACGTGGATATGTGTGCTGGGTAGCATTGTTATCTAGAGCACATGTGAATGTGAAGGAGTTATCTTCAAGAACTACACCTTCACCAACTGATAGTGTATGAGCACCAATAGTGATCTCCATGACACCAGTTGTTGGGTCATAAGTAGCATTAGATGGAGTAAATGATACGTTAGGACCAGATGCTCCAACATTGACTGTAACTGTAGTTGGAGTAACTGCAGTAACTTGAATAGATCTTCCAGCATATGGATCAATGCCAGGGCGTGGATATGTCTTTTGCGTTTGATCATTATCCATTCCACATGTAAATGTGAATCCATTATCAGCGAGTCTGATACGTCTACCAACTTCGATGCCATGATTACCAATCGTAACCGTAAAGTCGCCAGTTGCAGGATCATAAGTTGCATCAGTTGGAGTATATCCTCTAGTGCTAGAAGTACCTACAAAGTATGCTTCACCTGCTTGTACTGAGTTGATGTTACCACCATACTTGAGGTCATTAGCGATAGCATCAACGATGTAAGCAACGTCTCTATAGCACTTAGATGACGTTGCATTGAGCGTAAAGTCACCAGGATTTACAACAGGTAGATCAGCAATAGAACCGCTAGAAATGGCATCTGTGATGATGTCAAAGAGGTTCTCGATAGAAGAACGAACGTTTGCACAATCCCAATTACCAGTGCTGAGACTTGGCAGATCATCAAGGTTACCAGCAACCAAAGCATCACATACAATACTAGTCAAGGTATTGACAGTTGCTAAAACATCAGAGCAGTTACCTTCCGCATATGTAGCAGGTTGGTATGCCTTTGCAGCACGAGGATAGGAATGAGTGGTTACATTTTGATCCTTAGTGCATGTAAATGTTAGACTCTCAGTCTTGATTCTGATGCTAGTAGAAGCATCAATATTATGTGGAGCAGAAGTAGTAACAGTAACTACTCCAGTTGCAGGATCATAAGTTGCATCTGTTACATCATGCTCAACTAGTGGAGATGTTCCAACGTTGAGTGTAATACTTCTATCGGTAACACTAGCAATTGTAATTGACTGACCAGCATATGGGTCAACACCAGGACGAGGGTATGATTTCTGTGCAGTGTAATCATCCATTGCACACTTGAATGTAAACGAATTGTCTGCAAGTGTTACAGATGAACCAGCATTTAGTCCATGAGCGTTTTGGGTGTAGATAACAAATAGACCCGTTGTTGCATCATAGGTTGCATTGATTGGTGTTAGTGAACCACCACCTGCCCAACCAACAGCATCAGCAGCAACGCTTACAAATCTATGATCATATGCACCACCAGATACGATTGCACCAGGCAATGCCTTGACAAATGTATGTGGATATACGTGAGTAGAAGTACCAACGGTAAACGATAAGGTACTACCTGAAGCAGAAGATAGATTGACTGCAGTATTATATGCAGGATCAGCAGGAGCACCAGTTGTTCTAGTAGCAGTTAGTGTACCTACGCCACTGTCATTACCAATTGCCTGAATGATGATACCCATAAGTGTATCAACTGCAGCAACAGCAGAACCACAACGTGGTAGCAATGCATCTGCATCCCAATCATTGACAATAGTAGTATCAATGCTTTGAGTTAGGGAGTTACCAGCAGAGACTGATACTGCCTCGTTTTTGATAACCTGCATCGCGATGTTTTTCGCCTCGGTCATTACCTTAGCAGCTTCATCACGCTCAGCATCAATGAATGTTTCTACAGTATTGCCATCTCTATAATC